CTCCTGCACCTTTTGGTCCTGGTACTGAAACAATACCGCTTGCTAATTTTCTACCGCCTCTTGGTGGCATCATCATGCCAGGATTATTGAGCATGAAGGATTGACCTGCTCTAGTAGCACTTTGATATGCAGCAATTAATTTTTGAAGTGCTGCTGTTTCAGCAGTAAAACTTTGTGTTAGTCTTGCATGTGATTGATCTAGAGAGTGTGCAGCGGCTGCTGCTTCAAGTTGTTCTGTATTTAAATATTGTGTTTGCTCTCCAAGAACTTGTGATTGACCAGTTAGTCTTAAATACCCTTGGCGTAAAAGCATTACTCCTTTTAGTCCATTTGCAATTGCGTTAGCAATTAAACCAAATGTCATTAAAAATATTGGACCAATAGCGCCTATTCCAACTGTTAGAAAAGTTATAAGTTTTTTAGTTCCGTCTGAAAGATTTCCAAATTTTTCTAATACCCCACCAACAAACTCTATAATTGGTGTTGCTGCTTCTAAGAATGCCTCTCCAACTGGTATAAGTGCAAACTTAAGATCTTCAACACTCTTTTTAAATTTATTCATTGCAGAGTCTGCTGTCATTCCTAATTCTTGTTCAGATAGAGCAGATAACTCTTGTACTGATGAATTTGCTAAATCAAGAACACGGGAAGCCTGATTTCCTTCTTTAGTTACGTTAGCAAACAATGCTGACAAACGAGCAAACTGGAATTTTCCAAACATTTGTTCAATTGCCTGTGCTCTATTTAGTGGGTCTAGTTGATTTAAGGCTTCTGCAAATTCTATTACTGTTGCTTTAAGATCGCCCTTGTTTTTTACAACAATTTCTCTTGCATTTATTCCAAACCTAGCAAGCATTTCAGATGCTCTGCCAGTTGGATTAATTAACGCTGCTAAACCAGATTTAAGTGCGTTAGCGCCTTCTGAAGCATTAATGCCTCCTTCTTTCATTGCTGTAAGGAAGAATGCAAGGTCTTTTACATCTCCACCAAGTTGTTGAATTACTGGAGCAACTTTTGGAATAGCGGTAGTAATATCATCAAGAGATACAACAGTCTGGTTTTCTACTGCGTTCAAAAAGTTAATAGAGTCTGCAAGTTTTTCAGATGACATTCCAAAAGCATTTTGTAAAGAAATAGTTGTTTCAAGAGCCTTTTGTGTGTCGATTTGACCAAGGATAGAAAGGCGAGTTGCTTCTGTTGTTTGACGCTGTAAGTCCAAACCTTGAAAGCCTGCTGCTGCCGCTTCTGCGGCTAGTCCTACTGTCTGAGAAACAGCAATGCCATATTTAGTAAATTGTCTTCCAAGTTCTGTAATATTGTCTAATGCTGCCTGAGTCTCAGCCTTTGGTGTAAACAAATCTCCATAAACCTTTTTAAATTTAAGCGCCTGTACTTCCATATCCATAAAGGTTTTTGTTGCAGTAGATCCAACAATAGATAAAGGTATTGTAAAACCAACCATAAGTTGGCGACCAGCCCATTGAGTATTCTTACCAAAGTTTAATAGGTTGGTAGTGCCTTGCTTCATTAACTGATTAAATAATGCTTGTTTCTGTGCTGCAATGGCTGTTCTTGTGCCATAGTCTTGCATATTAAGAGATGTAGGTCTAATAGCAATTGCTTCCATTGCCCCACTGGCATTACGACCCATTTTAATATATTGGGTTTGTAATGTTTTTACACGTTCTTCGGCTACCTTGCCAATTGTGTCAAACTCTGACCTAAATAATCTGCCAAAAGTTTTTGTAGATGCACCAGCATAGCGGAAGTATTCCCGCATTGAAAATTTATTTTTTTCTAAAGAATTAGTAAAAGATTCTGCGCTTGTTCTTACCGTCCGAAGTTCTGCAGAAAAAGCACCAATTGAATTGATACTACCAAGTAGGTTTTTCTGCAGAGACCTCTGAGCGATTGATGCTGATTCGCTAGACTTAGCGATAGAAGAGTGAAACTGAGATATCTGTCTCTGTAAAGCCTTTAGTTGTGCTAACGCTGCAGACGTATCTATATTTACGCCAATATTAGCATTAACATCAGCCATGTATCACACCTTCTTTAATATATAGTTATTCCTGTGAATTAAGAATGTCTGTAACAGATGACAGATTAATGCCAGATGCTGCTTCAACAATTTTATACACAGTTGGAAGATCAAGAAGATCTTCTAATTTTTGAATGTCTCCAGCCAATTCTGGCTTGTATTGCTCCATAGCAATTTGTACACACTCAACTAACAGAGTCATTGATTTCTCATTGTCCTCTGCAACCTTAGCCACCCCTTCAAACTTCTTCATAAACGGACGAAGAAGAGAGATTTTTAACGGGCGAACTGTTATTTTTGTTCCATCGATAAGGGTGACTTGGTCAGCCTCATGCACGGTTGTCGCCATATTTCCTCCTATAGGTTATGTCAATTATAGCATAGGAAGGCTATTTTGTTAGGTCTTCGTAATCCAATCCCATGCCAATACCAAACCCTGCTTTCTGAGCAGTTGGACCCTGTAGTGCTAAAACATCATTTGAATTATTTGTTTGACCACCACTAAACACTCTGGCTTTCATATCTTCCCACTCTTTTTGACCACGGCTTTTGTCTGACTGCCCCTCTAAATCTACACCTTGAATTGCTGCTAAAAATTTTTTCTCAGTATAGTCTAATTCTCTGCTTACTTCTAGTGTTGCGATTAATTCAGGCATTGAAAGAGATTTTTCTAATTCCTGATAATCTTTCCAAATACCCAGCAAAAATACCTCAGACTCTAATTTTGCGAGATCTAGACTTTCCCAGGTTTGACCACTATCAAGTGCCTGATCTTTAACTGGCTCTTGAGATTTTTTATTAATACGAATACCAGCAGATGTGTCTAAAACTTTATAAATTGTTGGCATATCTATATTGTCTTCAATTTGTTCTACCGTGCCAGATATTTTAGGATAATACTGCTTCATACAGATTCTAACACATTCTACTAAAACCACCATGGCTTCGTCATCATTTTTTGTATTTTTGATATTTTCAAAGGCATCCATAAATTCACGTAAATACTTGATCTTTAATGGGACTATTTCTAATTCAGTGCCATCAAACAAATATACGATTTGACTGTTATATATTGTGGTTGCCATAGAATTCCATTTTACCACAAACAGCCTTAATACACAAAAAAACCCACTTCCGAAGAAATGGGTTTTGATGTTTTAGAACTAATTAAGAAAGTGTATCTCCGAAAGTACGGTCTACGATCTTTCCATATGATCCAGAAGTATCTTCTGGTAATAGACGGAATGAAACTTCAAACATTGAAGGCTCATCACGCTTGGCTGAAACTGTTACGTTTTCGATTGACAAAGCACGGTATGCTGTGTAAACACGTTCTACGTCTGCAGAGGTAGCACAGTCACCTGTACCTGGACCTACTGCAACAATTCCACGCTCTACTGGACATTCACCTAGTTCACCTGCAGAAAGGTTAAGAATCCGTCCTGAGTGAGTAGCCTTGTTTCCAGTTAATTGTGCATCATCAAACGCTAATGCAAGAAGCAAGTTTTCTAGGGTTGCTTCAGCAAAAGCGGTAGCAAGATTAACCTGCATACCTTGCTTGTAAAGTTTTGCAACGTCAAGAATTTGATCAACCTGTACTTCACCGAAGTCTGGTTGGAACTGTAATTCAAGACCGTTCATTGTATAACCTACGTTAGTGTAGTCTGCATCACTAGAAAGTGTTTCTCTGAATGATACTTCAGTACTAAAGTTTTCCAAAGTGCTTGGAGTTAGGGTTGTGTCTGCAACAAAAAGTGCTGCTGCACCAACGATAATGTTGGTCGAACTTCCACGGCTATATGGCATATTTATTCACCTCTTTCATAAGAATAGATATTAAGTTGTATGGCGTTTGTGTTTCCTCAGTACTAATTATAAAGCCTTTTTATGAGTATCTTTGGGATACCGCATCTATTGTGTGGTAGTCATACTCAATCACTAGTTTATTTAAAAATAGGGTTCTGGCTGATGCTAACTCTGCTATATCTCTTGACTCGTCTGCCTGATATACCTTTATATTATGGAAATATACGTTTGGGGTTATAGTTTGATCGTTTTCATCTTTGATTTCATTTGTGGCTACCCAGGAATTTAGGTCTTGGGCTGCCGCATCTTCTCTGTCTAAGCATTCAATAATTACTCTGGTAGTATCAAACAGTTTTGAAAGGTTTGGACCATAAATAAAATAGACCAATTGCTCTCTCTTATTTCTATAAAATGGGGTAGGTCTAAACCTAATAAGCCTATCGAACATGATGACTACACCATCTGGATTGTTACGAATATATAAACTATCGTTATAAACATCTTCTATGTTCATTGGACTTTGTGCAGGAAAAAATGGTTGAAATGGGTTAGGTCCTGTTGGCATTAAGCCAAACTCTTGAAGTTCGCTATTAATAAAAGCATTTAAAAATGTTGGCGGGAAGCCAGTCTGAGTAGATACATTAAGGGTCATAGGACTATTCTACACCAATCTTTGCATTAGCAATCCATTTAAATCCAGTCTCTACACCTTTTGATTTACCGCTCTTAGATCCAGCCTTAATGTTTTTCTTGAATAAAGTTGGCTTTTTGATGTAATCATAGATTCCGCTAGCACGTAAAAATGACTGTTTGAAATATCTAAGCATAAACTCATCTACTGTTCTTTCAAATGATCCTTGAACAAAATCTCCTCCAGGGTTTCTAACCGTTACAGACTTTTTAGTAAATATTGTTTCTCCACCCTGATTAAATGCAAGAACAGAGGATTTTTTAGGTGTAATAGTTACTGGAGTTCCTTCTTCCATAATTTTTGCTTTATTATAAAATGGAACATTTGAATCTTCTTTAACAGTTCTTGATTGCCTAAATTTTGAATTTACAGTTAGTCCAAGATTACTTACGGTATAGTCAATATCAAATAATCTTGCACTTGGACTGCCTGTTTGATACCATTCATATACGTGGTGTAGTGCTTGTGGGTTACCTCTTGCAGAAACGTCTACATAAGCAGCCAAAGCCTGAATTGTTCCAGCACCAAGGTTTTGTAAAAAGATTTTTTTACCTTTTTGAACTCCATCTAAAAAACCAAAGGCATACTGAACGATATTGTTCATTTGCTTGTCAAAACTTTGTGTATTAGTTCTGACTATCATTAATCGCCTACAGTCTGGTTCTCTGTTCTACGTAGTACCATCTTATAATATTCTACTGATTTAAATGGTCCAGTAAATGGTTCTACGGTTGCTACTTCATAAATTGTTCCACGACCAGCCCTAGGTCCTGCTGTTTCTCTATATAATAAACTATCATCTTCAAAACGAATATTTGTTACCAAAATATTAGTGACTGCATTGTCTGCATTTGTTGAGGATGTTCTTGGATCAGACTTAACTCTAGCAATAAGTTTGTTTTCATATTGTAAAAATACCTCTGGCTTTAAATCTTCTGATCCCGCTCCGCCAACAGGTGTTGCGTTACATACAATAGTTCTATCATAAACCCAGTCTTTTGTTGCTTGACCGTATTGAGTCTGTTTAATAATAGGATGATAAACATCAGCCTTCATTGGATATAAAAAATCTGTTGTTTCACAGGTTGTCACTATAAAACTCCTGGACGTATAATCGTTTCTTTATATTTATCTAGTATTTTATCTACTAATATGTTTCCAGTACCCTCTGTAAATCCCTTGCCATATTCAATTTTAAATTGATCTGTGCTATAGTTTTTAACATATCTCTTGTAATAATCTAATCTGCCACATTTAATATCATCAATCAACATTAATGTTGCATCTTGAATATCATAAGGAACAACCCTGTATCCTGTTTCTGCTAGAATGATGTAGTCTGCACCCTCTGAAAATGCAACACCTGGAACAACAGTCTGAGTGTTTCCGCTATCTTCTGTATCAAACAAACTCATAGAATCAGATATACCCAAAGGTATGCGAGAGTATCTTCTCTCTGCACGGTTTATAGAATCAACGTTTTCAAGTGGATCTTTAGTGATTGCTGTTTTATCTTTAGTTATAAAAAAAGTATAGTCTGTTAAGGCTGGACCTTCTGCATTTTCTATGTCGTATACAAGTTCTGCATTTTCATATATTTTTAAAAGTTTATGTGTTTTTTTCCAAAGCGGTAGATAATCATTTCCCTGACCAACAACCTCTAAGTAAGTTCTATCATAGTAAAAACCACCAACAATGCTATCAATTATTGATCTTGCTAAATCTTCATATCCTGTATATAAGGCTATATCTGTTGCTGTACCAGATGTGGCAAGTAGTGTAGGATCTACATAAGGTCTCATAATTTCTAGGTTATCTTCTACAACGATATCTCCACGAACAAGAGTTTCTCCAGAAGATCCACCATCTTCATAAATTGTTAAAGCATATGATTTGTCATATTTAACAAAGTCTCCGTTTAAGGAATACGTTATTTTTTTGCTTGCATTAGATGTAACAGACTCTTCAATCTCTGTTAACTCTGCAACGTTTTCAATAACAAGTATATAGTCAGAACTAGCATCTGGAACTGTATAGGTTACAGAAAGTGGGTATGGGGGAAGACGTAGTATCTGCATTTTTATTTACCGTAGTATGCGGCTAACTCTTCAGGTGAGGCAACTCTTACCAACCTGTGTGTTAACCACTTTTCCGATGCCTCCTTTGAGACTATGTTGTATCCTACTTTTAAGGCACCCAGGTTATCCATATGTAGGTTTTTCTGTGAATGTAGGGCTACTTTGTTTATTAGTGTTTCTGCCTTGTCTGCTTCTTCTACCCGCTCTTCTTTGTTTACTGGCGGTATCCAACTAGCAAGAATTTCTAATATTTCAAGTTTAGTAGTTACATCAAATAATTCTATTTCTCTTTTTTTTGCATAAGACTTTAGTTCCATTACGGTTTTACTTGATAATTCCTCAATTGTTAGATCCATAATTCTCCTGTGCTCATTTGTAATTATACCAGAATAAGAATAAGGAGGGTAGTTTTTACGCTACCCTCCCTAATATTTGATCTTTTAGATCTTAGGAATCAGCACTATCTGAGTCAACATAAGCGACTGCATCTAGTTCTTCCCATTGGATACCAAAGCGTACGAATACTGTGTATTCGATAGTGTCTTTCTTTGGCTTGTATTCACGATTTACAGTGATGTCTCTCTGGAAACCCCATACACGGTTCTGAGGGAATGTCAAATCGACATAACCTGCAGGGTAGTAAGGAACTTCTAGAACGTCTACACCAAGTACACGGGTTGTACGTGAGTTGCCAGTTGTCTGTGCACCACCATCAAGGAATGCTTGACGATTTGCTTCAGTGCTTCCTGGACGGTTAGCAAATGCTTCTGCAACTGCATCAGCAAGTGTACCGTTGTTACGAACAATACCAGCAAAAGCATCAGTACCTGCGTAGAACTTAAGGTTTGCCTTAAGTGCACGATACTTACGAGGCATTGCTAATAGCAAGCCTTGCATTACTGATGTTGAGTAGTTGTTGTCTGAAACTGTTGCAGCATATTCGTGAGCAGCATTTC